CTCGCCGTCGATCCAGCCGCGCTCTACAACGCCAAGCACCTGATCTGGATTGTGATTCCAGAGCAGGGGCGCGCCATCGTTGAGGCGGGTTAGATCAACTGATTCGGAGTCGTGGCTTAGAACCTCGTCTCCAAACCATCGAGCTACTGGGGCCTCGCTGCTGAAGCTGAACTCCAGCGACCGTGATTCCTCTCCAACCGCGCTGGCATCAAATGACGCAACGCGGCGGAGCGGCTCCCGATTGAGGTCTCGATGTTGCACCGGCGAGGCTGTATCTGTGCTCAGGCTATGAAGTGCGAATTGTTCTTTTTTGGCAGATTCAATATCACTGCCGTTTAGGTTGGCCATCAGCTCATATCCTCCGCGTCGTCGTTGTTGTCTGGTTGGTCTGGTTGGTCTGGTTGATCGGGCTCGCTGCTGCTGGCATCGGCTGCCGTGTCATCTGGTGCGTAGGGGTCTTGCGGGATAATTGATCCCACTGGCCGGGCCTGTGTCAGTCCGGCGCCTGAGACCTTGCCAGCGTCAATGTCAAGAGTCAGTCCCAGGTCTTGAGCCATTGCTCGCTCTGCCGCCAGGTCGCGCATCAGCTCTGCCAAGTCGCCGCCCTGCTCGGCTACCACCTGCGATTGAGTCATGAAGCCGCAACGAACAGCATCTTTGTAAGCGCCGATTTCCACCTTTGGATCAAGGAATCCCCAAGCCCTCGGATACCAGCGAACGGCCTGGTAGCGATCACGCAGCGTGTCGTAGTTGGGCAGCGACAGATCACCAACGCCAACAGCTGCATCCATCCATCGCTGAAAGATTGGTCTGTAGAAGTGCTCGATGGCGTACTGCTGCTCGCCCTTCCACATCTCAATCGAATCCTGCCGGCTCATGCGGTTTGAGCTGTAGTTGCTCTGGCTGTAGTCGTTGCTGACTTGCTCAAAGCTGCACCCGGTTGATGCCGCAACGCCGCGGAGCATGGCCCGCAAGAACGGCTCGAATTGTCCATCGGGCGCATCAAGCTGGGGCACGCTTACCGATTCCCCAGGCGCTAGGTATTTGAAAACCCCAGGCTCAAAGTTGCTGACGCGCTCGGCGTCGTAAACCTCATCACCAATCAGCTCACCTTCAGGGCTGGTAATAAATCCCATCAGGCTGCTAGCAGCGCGTGCCCGCACCACTTCAGCTTCCTGATAGCCGGCCAAGTGATGCAGGCCCTTAATTGCTGCGGCAAACCATGGAACGCCTCGCGTCTGCCCGGGGCGCTCAATCCGACGCAAATGAAGTACTTGATCGGCTGGGACATCCACCACCGAATAACCAACCGATCCCGACACGTCGCCGGGGTGCCGTGTCCTGAATCGATAGGCGGTAGGTCTTCCCCAGCGGTTGACACGCACCCCCATACGCCACTCGCCACCATCAGCTTCCGGCCCTGATGTCTTGCCCTCATCAACCAGATCGGCCTCGAGGATCTCCAAAGCCAGCGGCACAATGCCGGCGCCCATGGCCTCGGGCACCAATCGAATAAACGCCTCGCCAGATTCAGCCATAGCGCGCCATGCCAAGCGGGCTATCTCCTGCAGGCTTAGCTGGCCGGCAGCGTGGCAGGTGTCGGCATGGCACCAGTGGGCCCACTGCCGTTCAATCGTGTCATTGATGGCGGTGTCCGGTCGGCTCCCGTTAGCCGCTGCCGGCACTTGGGCTTGCATCCTGACGCCCGTTCCAATCACGTTGGACACGATGCAGCGCAGCGCCTGCTGGGCGTAACCGTTATCTCTAACCAGCTGCCGTGCACGATTGCGCAACCTGACCAAGCTGCCGTCAATCTCAGCGTCTGCCGATGTCGAACTGGTTACCCAGTCGGCTGTCAGCCGCGAAACCATGGCGCCTTCATAAGCGCGGCGGCGTGGTGCAGCCGGGGCCTGCTGTTGTGGATGCTTGCGCTTGCGCTTGCTCATCGTCCAAACCTCACAAACAGGCTGCGTGGATCACCCAGGCCGGCGGCCACCTTCTCGGCAGCACGCTCGCGGGCGACGATCGCCTTGAGCTGCGCTTCGCGCTCCATCAGCTGGCCCAGGTCGGCGGCGTCAAACTTCCTGCTGCCGATCGTGTAGCTCTTGGCGCCCTTGCTGACAATCGAGCGGATCGCGGCCTGCACCGCTACCAGGTCTTGCTCGGCTTGGCTCTTGCCGTCAAAGGCCCCGGGCGTGCCGGTGTAGTTCAGGCCTGGCAGCACTTGCGCAGTGCCAGATCCAACGGCGAGCACTGTGGCGCCGCTGGTTGCTCGGGTCTCCCAATACCAAGTGCCAGCGTCAAATGCGCTGGAAGTTGTAGCGGTGATCGCCATATCCCAGCCGCCATCTGCCCGGGCAGTGCCGGTAACACTGGCGCCTTCGCTAGCGGTAGCAGTGCGCAGGTAGGAGATCAGCGTCCAGCCAGCCGATGTAGCTGCGTTGCCGTCAATATCCACAGTCGGCGGCTCCACCCACCGCACTGTTGTGCCGGCCCGAATGGTGGCGGGAACTGTCATAGCTCAGGCTATGAAGGCCGATTCACCACCCAGAAACAAAGCCGCCTGGTCTTGATGCAGGCGCAGCGCGCCGCCTAGTGGTCTCGGGTGTGGCCTTGGTTAGGCCGGCCTCGATCTGATCCCACATCGTGGCGCGGTTGTATCTCCTGCTTACCAGTTGCATCGCGGCGTATGCCATCCGGGTGCAGTCGCCTGATTCATCCCGCGATCCTGATGGCAGCACCCAGCTGTAGGTCGTCTGCCCCTTATCCCGCTTTGGCATCCGCTTCCAGGGGAACAGCTCGGCCAGGAACTGATCGGTTGATGCCATGCCGAAATGCAAGTATCCGGGCCCCGGCTGTTCATTCCGCAGCCGCCCCTGCAGGTGATTGACGCTGGCGTCATACCCCACGTTGTAAAGCAGCACGCCACGCTTGGTAACGCCCTGGTTCTTCCGGTTCACGTCAACCGGCACGCCGCGCCCTAACAGGGCTTTCCCTTTTTGGTTGGCGCCCTTCATTGGCACCCATTGACTGGTCCGCCCGCGGCACCAGTCCCGCACTTCATGGGTGGCATAACCACCATCATCGATTCCGCCCATTGTCAGCCGGAGCTCAGTGCCATCGGCCCGCTGCCATCGGGTCTTGGCGATCTGGTCCAGCTGGGCCAGCGTCTCGGGTTGCTGCGGGTCGCCGTCGATCTCCCAATGGCCCAGGTGCCAGCCCTCTTCACCGCGGCCCCAGCCCCAGACCGTAACCACTAACCGCTCGTTAAGGGTTCCGGCACCGCCTTGGACATCGACGCCAGCAGTGAGCAGCAGCACTCCATCTGGCACTGTGCCATCGGGGTAGCCGTTGCCAGCCGCCTCATTTTTGCGGCGCTCTGCCAGGCCGTCGCCAGTGAGCTTGCCTGAGATCGAATCTTCCCAGGGCTTACCCAGCACGGTGTTGTGGAACGTCTGCATCGCATCAGGGTCACCCTTGCGCATGGCATCCAGAGCTTCGGCGTGCTCACGCACCAGCACCGTCCAGTCCGCTGCCGGGCTGTAGCTGTAGGCCGCCCAGATGTGAAATGACACCAGGCCTGGCTGCTGGCTTACGGCTGTTGGCCGCCACTCACCGCGCTCAACCATCCACCGTTTCTTGCTGTGGGGGATTAGGTCGGCGCAGTTTTCGCAGCGATAACAGCCGGCGGCTGCGCCATCGCGCTCCATTTGCTCCCAGCGCAGCACCTGCATGGCCTGGCAGAACGGGCATGGCACAAAGAAGCGCCGCTGATCACCACGCAAAAATGCCTCTTCTGTTTTGCCTCCTACAAAGATCGGCGTGCCGCCCTGGCCAATCTTGCGGTCCCAGTAGTAGTCAGCACGGTTGCGACCGAGCTTGATCGGGTCGCCTTCATCAAGCTTCGGGTAAGCATCAACCTCATCAAACAGCACTACCTTCCGGCTCTTGCGTCTGAACGATCTGCCTGAGGCGGCGTTCACAATGTCGATCAGTCCGCCGTTACCCAGCTGCTTCAGCAGGATGGTGTTGCTGGCGGTGTTGCGCGCCTTACTCTCTGAGATCAGACCACGCAGCACAGGCGTGTCTTCAAACAGTGGTTTGATCTCTTCTTTGCTGTAGCCCTCGGCGTCTTCCTTTACCGGCTGCACGATCATCACCGGGCAGGGATCTTGGTGGCTGTAGTACTGCACCACCACGCCAAGCATCTTGGTCCAGCCCACCCGGGCCGACTTCATGATTGCGACGGTCTCCACCGATGGATTAGTGAAGCTGTCGAGGATCTCCCGCTGATACGGCAGCGTGTTCCACCTCCCCCGCTCGGCAGCGTTGCCGGTCATCACCGCAAACTCGTCGGCGTACTCGCTCAACCGCAGCCGCGGTGGTGGCTTGAACCCAGCCAGGATTTGCCGGGTGAGCTGGGCCGGGTCGGCGCTGATCATTCCTTCACCTCACCAGCGGCCAGCTCGTCGAGGGCCTCGCGAATCAGCGTCGTGATCAGCTCGACTTCCTCCACCTCGAGGTGCGGGATGCGCTGCTTGGCGGTGCTGGCCACACCAAGCAATCTGGTGCGGGTGATATTGACCGCCTGATTCCAGGCCTGCACTGCATCTTCCCGGCGGAGCAGCAAACCTTCCTGCGTCTTGCGCTGCAGCTCGAGCAGGTTGGCCTTTTCAAACTCTGAACGGGCGCGGCTCTCGTTGTAGTCGGGAAGCTCGCTTGAGTCCCTGGCCGGCGATGGCTGATTGGCTGGCGCTTTCGTGCGCTCCGCTGCTGACCGCAGGGGCTTTGGGCTGTTCTTCTGCTCCCTAGTGATTTGCTGCCACCGATCTTCCAGGCCATCGCGCTCGATCAACGGCGAACCTTCTCCGCCAGGCACGCTTGCAAGATCGCCAGTCCTGATTTTTCTATAGATGCTTTCACGGCTTTTCAGGCCAAGCACCTTGGCCGCCTGAGAAACGGTGATCAGCACTGAGATCGGT